GTGGTGTATTTCTTTTGGGTGGAGCATTGGGTGCCGGTACTTCTGATCTTGATTGGGATGGTGGAGGTCAACAGTTTAATCCGTCACCATCACAAGTTGCACCTGCAGTAAACTATTTTGATTTTACAAATAGATTTACATTTAGAGGTTTCCACATTCAGGCACAACCACTTGAACCAACGTCTTACACGAATACAAATCAAGGACAACCTATAACTGCTGGTGGTGTATTTCTTTTGGGAGGAGGTATAGGTGCTGGTACTTCTGATCTTGATTGGGATGGCGATGGACAACAATTTAGTGCGAATACAACACAAGTTGCTCCTGCTGTAAATTACTTTGATTTAAATAACAGAGCAACTTTTAGAGGATTTCACATTCAAGCACAACCGCTTGAGCCAACTTCTTATACCAATACAAACCAAGGACAACCTATAACTTCTGGTGGTGTATTTCTTTTGGGTGGAGCATTAGGTGCAGGTAGTTCTGATCTAGATTGGGATGGTGCTGGAGCACAGTTTAGTGCAACTACTTCACAAGTTGCTCCTGCTGTAAATTACTTTGATGCAAACGGTAGATTTACATTTAGAGGTTTCCACATTCAGGCAAGACCACTGGAACCAACTTCATATACGAATAATAATCAGAATCAACCTATAACAGGACCTGGTACATTCCTTTTGGGTGGAGCATTGGGTGCCGGTACTTCTGATCTTGATTGGGATGGCGGTGGATCACAGTTTAGTGCAACTACTTCACAAGTTGCTCCTGCTGTTAATTATTTCGATCCAAACAACAGATTTACATTCAGAGGTTTTCACATTCAGGCAAGACCACTGGAACCAACTTCATATACAAATACTAATCAAGGACAACCTATAAATGCTGGTGGCGTATCTTTGATTGGTGGTGCTCAAGGAGTGGGAACATCTGATTTTGATTGGGATGGTACAGATCCTTATGGTATGAGAACAACTAGATTTTTTGGATTCACCCAAACAAACAGATTTGGTTTTATGGTGAATATGTCTCAATTGGATGGTACTGCATATCCAATAATAACACCACAATTCAATGCAAGTATATTAAATCTTGCATCTGTTCCACAGAAGGCACAAAGATTTGCATTATCTTTGTTTAGACAAATATTACAACCGTTACAAACAAATAATTTAGAACAGTTTGCTCCTTTAAGTTTTGGTGGAAAGAGTATATCTGGATTTAAAGCAACACTTGACAATCAATCGCCGGTTGTTAATGTTCAGAAATATGGATTTAATATAACAGGATACAGAAGACGTGGTAAAACCGTAGGACAATTAGTTGATCAAACAAACGGTTCAACATTTGTGATAAATCCTGCCAGAGTTCTTCCATTTATGGATGTTAATAGATACACATTAGGTGGTGGAGTTGATACACAGCCAACTTTTGTAGATGGTCAAATGGCAATATGGGCAAATTCCGGTGATGTAAACGCTGCGTTTCAAACATTTACAACAACTGGAACACCAGTTTTAACCGCTGCAGAAGTTGTTGCTTTAAATAGATCATTTAATGGTTTACCATATTACAATGGTGTATTGTATAAATCACATATAGACTATCAATATTCAAAGTATAATTTAGTAAAAGATTCATTCAATACATCTACAACATACCCACAACCATTTGTTGATACATCTTTGAACGGAGAAGATAGAGATGTTTTTGCTGCTTTAAGGTCTGCTGTTAATTTACCAAATACCGTTTCCCTTCCTGGTTCAGGAACATTTGATTTAAGTAGTGTAAAAAATAGCATAAATCAGGCAATATCTTTTATTGATAAAGCCCAATCATTTGATGACGGTATAGTTAGAGGTGGTATAATAAAAAATACTATTAGGGCATTACTTGATACTAAACGTATTACAAAATTCTTATTGTCACCAAAAGGTTTGCTTTGGAATGCAAAACAAATTGGATTACAATTTATGAATCCAATGGTAGATACAGGAACGGGATTATTAGGTATTGCAGGTGCATTGGGTTTACCTGGTGGAGTATTAGGTGTTAATTGGACAAACATATACAACCCATTGTCAGTTCCATTAAATGTTGCGGGTAGAGCTGGTATATTAGGATTAAGACTCGCTAGACATGGTGTATTGATGTATGGCGAAGGAGCATACGAAGATATTGCCGTAACTCGTCAAGAAAATACAGATAATAGAAAATTTGAAGATTTTACTTCACCCGGATCATTAAACAGAACAAGTGACTATAATAGATTGGTCTCTCTTACAAAAGAATTATTGCCAGATTCGTATAGACCTATTTTATTAACAAAAGATATGCCTACACCAGACACATCAACTGAAATAAAAAGATTGTCAACATTTTTTGGTGGTCCTGGATCATTTTTAGGATTGTTTGGAACAACTATAAACAGATCAACACATCCATACAAGGGCATAAATTCTACTGGTTATTTTCCAAAAGCACAAGACATAAGAGATGGAAAGGATAGAGAAGTATTTTGGGGTTCAACCGAAGAAGATTCTGCAGCAGGTACGTATAAAAAATATTCAGAGTTCGTACAAAATGCTACAATTGAACCAGACGATGGCTCTGGTGGTATAGAATTTAGTGGTATATTATTAGCTTTAAGACAATATATTAAAGACTTACCAATAACCGGAGATGATGCAACCGAAGATAGAAATAATCCAACAATTGATCCAGATACTCCATATGGAATGCAAAAAATAACTGCAAGGAGATTATTTAGAGCAGGATTTTCCCAATGGAAACACCCCAATCCATCCGAAAGGTTAAGAAACATATCAGGTGAATCGTTATCAACATTGAGAGGCGGAATACAATCTAATGAGATGTTAAATAGAAATCAACTGGATAAAGATACTGATCCAAGAAAATCGTATGAAACAGCAGGATATGAAGACTTAACTACAAAAAGAGATGGTGGATTTAGTAATATAGGAGACTCTGTAAAATTTAGAGATTTTAGATCTAGTTTTGCTGGTAAAAAAACTACACAAACATTTATTTCAAGTCCAAAAGTAATTAACTTCAAACAAAACAATTTGGAATATAGATTTGGTATTGGTTCTGCTGGGGATCCAGGAAATGATAGAAGTAGACCATATGTTAGTACAGTACAGTATTCATCTTTACTACCAAACGAGAAAAATAGTGATCCAACTGTTAAAACAACTGAAAATGTTTTGGCTAATTACAAATATGCAGCGTACCCAACTCAAAAACCAAAGAGACTAAAAGTTACCAAAGAAGAACAAGAAAGATACCAAGGCGATGTAATAAATCCTATAACTGGTGAAGTAGAACCTGGCTCAGGTACTACGAATACTCAAACTACAAAAACATTTGATATTCCAACGTTTAGAGGTGATAGAATAAATATAATAGATTGGAAGCGTTCTACCACAGATTTGAGTTCTGCATTTGTTTATGAAAAAGTAAAAAATTCTGCACAAAGTACAGCGGATTCTATTGGTGGAGCAGAGGATTTAATACAATTTTATTTTACGGGTGCTAGATTGAAGGGTTCCGAATTTAATCCAACAGAAGCACTTGTGTTTAGGGCATACATAGATACTATTGTAGATAATCACAAACCATCGTGGTCTCCTATAAAATATATTGGTCGTGCTGATCCAGTTTATTCTTATGATGGATATGAAAGAGATATAAACTTTGGATTTACAGTTCATATCGGTTCACGCGATGAAATGAAAGCAACATGGCGTAAATTAAATATGTTAGCGTCATGGACTGCACCCGAATACACAACAAACGGATTTATGCGTGCTCCTGTTATTAGATTAAATTTGGGAAATCTTTATAGGAAGTTTCCAGGTTTTCTATCTACATTAACATATACATTCGATAATACACAAACAACGTGGGAGACTGCAAAATTAAAAGAAGACCAAAATTTTGGTGATGTTTTTGATAAAGCATTATCAATGCCCGGTGTATTGGAGTTACCAAAAACAATAAATGTTCAATGTACATTTGTAACATTTAATATGTATCGTCCAGAATGGGACTGTGTATTTTATTCTCTCTTTGATGATGAAAGTGGAGATGGTTCACTTGAAACAGGATTGGCTCCAATGCATGATGATAGAGTAAATTATTTCAGAACATTTGATGATTTACCCGTTTCTCATATAATGAATAGTGGTTTATGTGCAATTATAGATAGAAATGAACCACCTAAAAAACCGGTGGAAAAAAAGCCAGAAACTAAACCAAAAGAAGTTGTACAAGAAAAGAAAACACCACCAACACAATGTTTGTGTCCTATAAACTTTTATGTTGATGAAGATAGATATGTAACACCTGAATCTGAAAATTCAATAAAAGAATTGGCAAAATGGTTAAATGAAACTTGTGATTGTGCAAGAATAACACTAATTGGTCATGCTAATAGATCAAATCCAAATTTGGATATAAAAGATAAAAAAAATAAAAACTATATGACAGGTGATGAAAAAAGTAGAGATGCGGCTTACAATAAAAGATTAAGTCTTGCTAGAGCTGAAACGATTAAACTTATTTTAGAAAAAGAATATGGAATAGATCCAAAAAGAATAAATGTTATGGGTAAAGGGTATGAGCAAAAAATGCAAGGAGTAGATAGTGCATCTGATCCAAAAAATATACGAATAGAGATTAGAATAGATAATGCAGAAGGTGATGCAAAGGATTGTATTAAAATATCAACCGAATGTTTGGGCAATACAAAATGTTCTCCTTTAACACAAGGTCATAGAAAAGATATAGGAGATAGATCACAATTTTGGTTAGTTGGTCCAGGATATTTCACAAAATCATATGACGGACCAATGACTCCTGAATTAGAAGCGGTATCAGAAAAAGTAAACGGAACCTGGTGGTTTCCAGTGGAAGATCCATATACAAGTGTTGTTGCTCAATCTTGGAGAACAAAATGGAATACCAAGGCGTATAGAGTTGCTGGATATGCGATAGATGATAATTTAACAGGATGGTCTCCTGTTGATTCAAACTCTCAAGGAAAGACTGTTAAAACAAGAAGAAAATATATTAAAAATGGTGGATTTGGTACGTTTACAATTAACCCTAAACATCGTGGTTCATTATTACCCGGAGAACTTGATGGTATTGAGGTATAATAAATTATCACATATATTTATATGATATGAATATAATGGAAATTAAAAAATGAATAGATATAAAGATAATAGTTACATAATAACCGATGCTAAAAAAATAGAAGCTGATGGTACGGTTAAAACAGTTAGAAGAAGATCAACAACGTTATATCCAAATTTTATTAGTGGGGGTTCTGGAACAGGAACTGTAATAATTGCACAAGATGGCGATAGATTAGATTTGTTGGCAAAAGAATTTTATGGTGATGAAAGACTTTGGTTTGTTATTGCTAGGGCAAACAATTTGGGAAAAGGGAGTCTTAGCATTCAAGTTGGAATACCCATAATAATACCATACGAAACAGTCGATGGTATATCTTCCTTGTTATTTGATTACAACTCCCGGAGGTAATATGCCTTATTTTGATAATTTGGACACATATATTAACCCCTATTATCTTGATGTAAACCCAACTGTTCGTGGAGAAATGTATGCCCGTGCTCAATACTATGGAGCAAGAACAAAAACTGGAATAAATAGTCCTATACATCAAGGATTATCAAATACAATAGATTGGCCATATAGAAAAATGCCTTGGGCAACTGTTACTGCAAAGTATTTTGAAACTACAACAGACGGTACTGCAAAACCCAAGTTGATAGTTCTTGGATTTGATACTGACAGAACAAAAGATAGTGTTATTACTGGTAGAGAATTTCTAGATAAAGACGGAAATTTAACCTATGAACCAACAACAAATTCTGATAAAAATGGAAATCTTACCTTGTACGAAACGCAAGGAGACTATTATGAGTCTGCAAGAAATGTTCCAAAATATCCACTATTAACTGCAATAGAAATTTCAAATGAAGGACAACGAGGTGCGTTATTAAAAGGAAAATTTAATTTTACATTTTTTCCAAAGATGTTACCAAGTGGATTTGAGTTGGAAGCAATACAAAGAATATTTTTTACACCTGGAAATGAAGTAAATATTGGTTTTGGTTGGTCTATTTCAGCATTTGACACAAGAGTAAACAAACTAGAGTTTACTGGTATAATATATGGATTTAATTGGAATTTTAATCAAAACACGTCAATAACAGCAGAGGTTCAAGTTGTTGCTCCGTCAACTCTTGCAATAGGATTATCGGGCGAACAGACACTATTTCAAACAGAACCAGAAGAGGATAAAATTTTAAAAGATCCAACAGATAGACCTTTACCAAAAGAAACAAACATTTTAAATATTATACAAAAAGATTTAAGAAGTAAATTAGATTCGGGAATACAAGTATCTGCAACAGGAGTTGTTGAATTTTTACCCAAAAAAGAAACTGCTTCAGACAGATTTAATTATTTTAAAATAGGTTTACCAACAGTTATAGGTAGTTCTTTTGAAGATGCATCTGCTGCTAGATTGGCTATGACTGCGGAAGAGAGAGCACAAGAACAACAGGATGCAGTACAGGCAATAGTAGATGCAGGAACAACAACCGATGAAGAAGGAACATCCGCTGCGGTATTCTCCGGAAATACAGGAGCATCATTAGAGCAATCTGATATTTCACCAAATGATGAAGCTGGAACAGGAGCAACAACAACTCCTTGGAACAATCAAGAATCCGCAATAAAAAGACCAACCGCATCTGAACAATTATTTTATTTTTTAAGAGAATTTGAAAGCAATCAATATCAATTAAAAGATGCAGAAGGTAAAACTCCAGCTTGGTTACAAGGATGGATAAATACATATTCAAAAAAATCAATGGGAAGATATGTTTGGAAACCAGACTATAAAGATAATGGATTTAAAGATGGTGCTTGGATTTCAAATGCATCACTGCATGGTAGTTATGCAAATATGGGATCATTTACGGATGGAAGTGATACATTTACATTTCAAATTTCAGATCTAACAGTTAAGGACTTGAATGAATTTATATCTAAATTGGCAGAAAAAAAATCACAGGAAGAACAAGTTTTATTCATAAAAAGAAAAATGGCTCAACTCGCTTCTATTGAATTGGAGGAATTAAAAATAGCAGCATTATATCATAAAATTGGAAATTCTGATGGTAGATTGGGAAAAAAGAATACTCGTTTGATGCAATGTTTTTATCTTGATAAAAAAACAAACGAAGTCGGAATAGATAAATATTTTTGGCCTGATAATTTAGAATTTCATATATCAGATGCAACAGAAGGAAGCCCAGATCGTGTAATAAAATTAGGACAAGATTTAGTAGATAATGGACCAATTGGGGTAATAAAAAAATCAGGAAAAACAGGACAAGATTTGCTTAATGATCTTCAATCTCCTAAAAATGCATTAGATCAGAGATTGAATACTTTGATAAATTATGCTATAAGATTTGCTTCAAATGGAAAACCCGTTCCAAAAAAAGGATCAAAATTAGGAGATGGAAAAGGCGATGATACGGGAAAAACTCCAAAACAGGCGATAAGTGATGAAGAAAAACAAAAATTAGATAAAGAAATTTCAGAACTAAAAGAGTTTCAGTCTGCTTCTTCAAGTGCTGATGTTTTTATGCCAACAGATAATCAAAAGAAAAAAGATTGGATTGCAAAATATCCAAATGAAAAATTTGTTGGTGGTATAGATGTTAAAACTATAACTGACAATTGGTTGGTTGGGGTTGATTACACAGGAGTTCCTGCAAATCTTATAGCAGCAAAAAAATCACAAACTGCTACTGCATTTGTTCAAAAGTTAATAGATGCTAAAGAAGAACAGAAGAAAACTGGAAAAGATACAGCAAAAGATTTACTAAAAATAAAATCACCCGCATATCAAGAAAGTTTAAATAATGCAAATGCACAAAATGGAGGTGATACGGGTGGAGGTGTTGGGGGTGATACGGGCGGAGGATCAGATGGAACGGGAACTGATCCAGGAATGACACAACAATACCAATCACATGTAATAGGACAAACATATTGGTATGTTACATTAAAGGATTTGGTTGAATTTGCAAATCAAGAACTTATTAAAAATTTTGAAGAAGATAATGAAAATCTTAAATTTCAAAAATTTAGAATACAATGTGAAAATAATGAAGCGGAATATCAACCAGATATAAAGTCTGCATATCCACAGAATGTTTATTTTCCTGATATTAGTATGGGTGGATATGAAACATTCAATCCTTTTTATGATAATGAATATTCTGATTTTTTAAGAACATTTCATATAAATGATCCCGATCTTAAATCACTACCTATTGAACAATTAGGTGTAAATGTTAAAAAAAATAATGATGATTTGGTTAGAGTAGAAGATGATGTTATCAACATAGGAAATATATTGATAGGTATAAATTTAATAATAAAAGTATACAGAAGTTTTATTATTGATAATGCTACGAACATTTCTTACAAAAATATTACAAACTTTTTTGATCAAATAATAAAAGAAGTAAACGCAGCTTCAGGTGATACGTACCAATTAGTTTCACACATATTCACAGAACCCGAAACTTTGAAACCAAATCAAATTATTCCAGAACAAATAGGAGAATCATCGAAGAACAAATTAGCTGTTTTATCCATCGAAGATACACATATTGCGAGGAAACATTCTCAAACTGTTAAAGCAGATAATACTTTATATGGAGATAAATTTGCTGATGATTCCGCAGTAATTAAACTAAATGATGATATTTATTCGGTGACACCGTTTGTATTTGAAGCAACAATATTTAAACCTTTAATAAAAAATGTAAGTCTTTCGTCAAAACCACCAAAAGAATTGGCATTTTCTGCTTATATCGCAGCTAGAGGCAGAGGAGCAAACGCAACAAGTGGTGATTTCAGAACAAATCAACTTTCAGGAAAAGCAAAACCATCCAGTGTTGATGCATCATTAACTCAACCAATTGAAAGAAATCAAGCCGAATATGACAAAGCAAATGAACAAAATAATAAAGATAAAAAAACAGAAGAAGGCGAAGTTGGTAATGTTGGATTTACACAGGAGTGGTGTGATAATTATAGAACTCTTTTAACAAAATATAAACGTCTTGCAACAAAAGCACCATATTCAAGTAATAGGAGTATTGGAGTTGGTGCACAATGGTTGAATAGGGCAATATATCCTGTTGATTTTACAGTAACAATAGATGGAATAAATGGATTTAAGTTTGGCGATGTATTAAAAACAACAATGACTCCAAGACACTATAATATTGATTGGGATATTGTTTTCACAGTAACAAAAATTTTACATAAGGTAACACCTTCAACTTGGGAAACCACTTTGAATACAGCTGCTAGATTGAGTTTAGATAGCCCATTAACTGGAATGTCAGACAGATCAGATCCAATAGGAATACAGAAAGGAACTCCTGGTCCTAGAGGTGAAATTTACGGACCAAATCCAGAAGAAAATAAAAGATAAAAATAATTGGAGTAAAACAAATTGAATCGCCGTAATAAATTATATTATCCTGATAGTCAGATAGAAAAAAATCTTTACACCCAAGGTAAAGAATGGATGATTCTTGATGATTGGCAAGAGTATCGTGGTTATTATCACCGATATATTACAGGAGAAACATTTACACAACCTGAATGGAATGCTAAAACTTCAAAAAAGTTAGTAAGATATAGACCAAGAGATGAAATGTATTTCAAATATATTGATACTAAAAATTACATAAAATCTAATGGTGAAAAAAAAGAAATAATAGGTGGTGGAGTTTTTAATTCAAATAGATACCGTGCACCAAGAGCAGTAAAAAGAAAAACTACTGATGCTGAATTATTAAAAGGTGTTATGGATAGATATTTTATTTACAAAAGAAATGAACCAAAACGTGTAATGTTTGAGGTTAGTAAGCAACAAACAGAACTTTACAATGCTAATAATGCCGGAATAAATCAAAGTCTATATGGTTTGTTAGAATTTAAGTGGAAATTGGATGGTCCACAATTTGATGTTTATGAAAATGATTTATTAGTTCAGCCCGGAGTATTTGATACAAATAAAAGAATTGTCTTGCGGCATTCACAGAAATTTCCTAGATTAGCAGAAATAATCACAGACTTTTTTGAATATACCGTGTATGATGTATAATTTATGATTTTTCAAGAAAAACCTTCGGTTTGCATTCCAATTACAACTAATCCAAACAAACACCAATCTGCAGTTGGCGTTATCGGTATGTATTTTCTTTTTACGGATGGTGAAGAACAATATATTAACTTTACACATCCAGATGAAATCCATAGTGATATTGTTTTACATGATATTCGTTTACACTCCAAAACCCTTGTATTCAATAAAAAGGTATTGGTGTATAACAATATAACCGATGGTATTGATATAAATTCATATCTTCATTACTACATATCAGACAACATAAACCCCCATGAATTTTATCCGAAAGGAATGGAAATACTTGCAAACAAATTTTACAAAATAGAAGATTTAGGTCAAGTGATACCACTTTCAAAACAATTGGAATGGGCAAGAAAAATCGCAAGATATGTTATGAAGGTTTATGAAGATAATCCAATTAGTCAAAATTGTATAGATTATTGTAATGATTTCATAAATGTATTCCATGAGATTGAAAAAAATGATATTCTTGTTGGTGACGAATGGAAGAAACAAAATTATATGTGGTATACGGCAACAGGCAGACCAAGTAATGCTTGGGGTGGGTTTAACTTCTCTGCAATGAATAAGAAAGATGGTAGTAGAGATAAAATTCGTTCACGGTTTGATAGTGGAAAGATTGTTCAATTTGATTACGATGCTTTCCATATAAAAATATTGGCAAAGATATTAGAATATAAATTTGAATATCATCCTTACGAACAAATACAGAAAGATTTGGGAATAGATATGGACTATGATCAATTCAAAGGTAAAGTATTTCAGAACATATATGGAAATATAACACCAGAGTTTATGAATCACCCATTCTTTCAATCTGTGCAGGCACTTATTGATGAAATGTATCATAGATATGAAACAAACGGTGTAGTTAATTCTTGGTTTTATGAAAAACTATTTATGGATATTAAAGACATAACACCAAATAAAGTATTCAACTATGTTCTTCAATCATTAGAAACCGAATACAATGTCCGTAAGATAAAAAGTATTTTACCTTATTTGAAAAATAAGAAGTCTGTATTTATGATGTATCTTTATGATGCGTTCATATTTGATATTCATCCAGAAGAAACGGATTTAATTGATGTTTTGAAGTCTGCGTTTGAGACAGATAATATGTCAGTAAAAATTTACACGGGAGACACTTTTGGTAGTATTCTGCAAATTTAAAATGATATTTATATGTAATGAAATTTTACAAAAATAGAGAGAGAGGTATTGAAGACACAATTAGTATGTACGTTCACACGCAAACACCAAATAGACAATACAATTAGTGATATAAAAAATACATTTTCAATTTTAAATAATAAAGTTTTTCTTTTTAGAACATTTGATCTAAAAGAAGATTGTATATTATCCTACAATGTTGTAATGGATAGTTACAAAAAATTCCTCCCAAACTCAATAATGGTTCATCAAAAACGTGAAACAAACACGATATACACTATAAATGCATTGAATGAACTAATTATGAACTTAAATAATGGTATATTGGACAAAACATATCCTATCGAATGGGAACGCTACAGAAATTGTGCGTTACTGAAAAACAAAGACGGATTCAAAGTAGTTAAAATAATACTACTTAAAGTTTATACATTTTAATGCCTATCACATATTTATATGTATATTTTAATTTATCAACAATAAAGATTGAATTATGAGTAAAAATAAGTATAATATGTTAGTAGAAGAAATAACAAATCGTGTTATGGAAAAACTAATGGAAAAGTTAGAAGTTTCAGAAGGAAACGGATTTGATACAATATTTCAAGAACTGAAAACTGGTCTTGAAAAGATTTCTATTCTTCCGGATAATAAAATTGATGCCAGTTATTATACTGAAAAACAAATAGTTGATGTATTAAAGAATATGGGATATGAATATAAGAAGGCAATGGGTAATAAGTTACATTTTTTCAATAAAGAAACAAGTATTAGTTTGTACGTAACACAACCAAAAAATGTAATATCACTTGTACCGTGAGGATTTACCATGAGAAAAAGACTAAAAGAAGAAATTGAATCATCAAATGAAAATTTTTTAAACTATTTTGCGGTAATAGATTCAACAGAAATATTACAAAATAATAGAAGTATGATGGGTTATATTTTTCCAGAAGTAAAGATGAATAAACTTTTGGGTTGGAACGATACATTTGCACAATCAGAAGAATATCAAAAGAAAGAAGATAGAAGTAAACTTGAAGCAATAAATTCTAGATTTCATGGCGATGGTACATTGAAATTATTATATCGTTCTCTAAACACGTTATTAAGTGAACCATATACTGAACCTGAAAAGGCAGCCAGAGATAAAGATGTAAAAAAACTTATTAAAAAAATAGGGATATACATAAAACAAAAATTAACAGACGAAGATAATCAAACTATACAAAAGATGATTCCACCACTAGAATCTGCAACCCAATCAATAGAAGATAAAATAGAATCAAAACTTTTGGCAAGTATGAAATCTGAAGAAGAATCTGAAGAAGAATCCGTACCAACAGAAGAACCTGAATTAAAAGATACAGAAAAACCATCGGAAGAAGAATTAGAACCAGTTAAAAAAGAAAACAGTATAAGTAAATATCATTCAAATAGATTGCGTAAAAAAATAAAAGAAATGGTAAGACGAAGTTTAACAGATAGAAAATTATCAAGTCTTATGAAAAAATAAATTGGGAAATATATGTTATCATTAAAAAATATATTAAGTGAAATAAATATTCATATTAACGAAGATGAAACGCAGGATGAATTAAAAAGAATACTAAAAAAAGATTATGAATCCTTTGTTAGAGATTTGGGTAATAATATAACTGATCCAAAGTTTTTAAGTGCTATAAAGTCATTATCAAGTTCTGCACCAGTAAGAACTACAAATATTGCTCCTCCGGTTGATAAATTAAAACCAACTCAAAAAGAAGTTGTTATGGATAAATCTTTGAGTTATCCGTTAAAGGATCCAACAATATGTGAAGTTTTTTTGAAAGGTGGTGTGGTTACTGTAAATAAAAGACCAATAGTTACTGGTAGTGGTGGTAAATTTATTATAGACGGACATCATCGTTGGTCACAATTATATTGTATAAATCCAGAAGCAAAAATAAAAGCACTTGATTTAACCGATATAAGAAATCCATTTGAAGCATTAAAAGCCACCCAAATAGGAATAGGTGCAGAATTAGGTGAAATACCAACAGCAGAAGGTGGTGGCGTAAATTTATTTACGGTTACGGAAGATGTATTAAAAAAATATATCACAGACCGTATTCAAGACCGTGTAGTTGATGTATTTAAGAAATATAATAAAGGTGGCACACCAGAAGAAATTGCCTCATATATTTGGGGTAATGTTCAAAGAATGCAAAAAGAAAACGAACCAGTTGCAAATGCACCAGAAAGACAACTAATGCCACAAACTGATGATGCACCAAACTGGAAAGACAAGGCAACCAATACTGAAAAACTTCCTGAATCGATTGGCATGAAGTTAAAAGATGTGTTGGCATATAAAAAAATAAAATAAAATTTGCTTATTAGACATTAAATTCGTATATTAGTACACATTAAACATTGAACTTTAATAGTTCATCTATTTTTTATTACACATTAGGAGTTACATCATGGCTATTAACCTAGATGCAATCAAGAGTCGTTTGAACTCTTTAAAAAACGCAAACAATCGCACATCTAACATTTGGAAACCCGAACCGGGTGAACACCAAATCCGAATTGTACCTTATGTACACAACAGAGACAATCCATTCTTGGAATTGTATTTTCATTACAATCTTGGCAAACGTTCAATTCTTTCTCCAGTTTCATTTGGAAGACCTGATCCTATTGTAGATTTTGCTGAAAAATTGAAGCAAACAGGCGATAAGAGTGATTGGGTTATGGGTAGAAAGTTAGAACCCAAAATGCGTGTATATGTTCCAGTTATCATTCGTGGTCAAGAAAATGAGGGAGTAAAGTTTTGGGGATTCGGTAAACAACTTTATCAAGAACTTCTCGGCTTCTTTGCTGATCCTGATTACGGAGATTTATCCGATGTCAAAACCGGCCGTGATATTGTTGTTACTGTAAAATCACCAGAAGAAACTGGCCGAGATTATACCGAAACAACTATCCGTATTAAACCAAAAGAAACAGTAGTTACTGAAGATCAATCTGTGGTTGAAAAAATAAAAGAACAATCAAAGATTACTGAACTTTATCCAGAACCAACTTATGATGAATTGAAAATACAATTACAAACTTGGTTAGGTAAATCAGAAGAACCTGCCGAAGACTTGAACTACAAAGAAGAAAAGGCAGATACAGTTAAGACCACTACATCTCCAGAAGATGCAGGTGTTACATTTGATGATTTATTTTAATAAGGGTGAGTTATGGCAAAATCAAAGAGTGATCTTTCCGATGAACTCGGTGGGCTCATTGCCGAAACTATAAACAAACAATTCAAAACACAAAATGTTAAGACCGCTTACTTTCTTGAAGGTGATAGTGATGCACCTACGATAGTAAAAGAATGGGTAGGAACTGGCTCAACTATGTTAGACTTGGCTATTTCCAATCGTAAGTATGGTGGTTTTCCCGTTGGTCGTGTATCTGAAATAACAGGTCTCGAACAATCTGGTAAATCATTGTTGGCAGCCCATGCCCTTCTCAACACACAAAAGAAAGGCGGTCTTGCAGTTTATATTGATACCGAGAATGCAATCGCAACCGAATATCTAACTGCAATTGGTTTGAACTTAAAAGATATGTTATACATTCCATTGGAAACAGTAGAAGATATTTTTGAAACTGTTGATGTTATCATTGACAAGGTTCGTTCATCCGATAAAGATAGGTTGGTAACGATAGTAGTTGATTCAATCGCCGGTGCATCCACTAAAACAGAAATGGCTGCGGACTTTGATAAGGATGGTTATGCTACGGCAAAGGCACTTATCATTTCAAAGGCAATGAGGAAAATTACAAACCTTATCGGTAGAGAGCGTATTTGTTTGATTATTACAAACCAACTTCGTCAGAAACTCAATGCTCCAGCATTCTCTGATCCTTGGACAACACCTGGTGGTAAAGGTATTCCTTTCCATGCTTCTGTTCGTCTTCGTCTTTCTTCAATCGGTGCTATCAAAGCAAAGAGAGAAGGTCGTGATGAAATCGTTGGTTCAAGAGTTAAGGCGAAATTGGTAAAGAACAGAGTAGGTCCACCGCTTCGTGAGTGTGAATATGAAGTTTATTTTGATAGTGGTATAGATGATTATTCTTCATGGCTAACTGTTATGAAGGAACACAATCTTGTTTCACAATCAGGTGCATGGTACTCATGGACAGACAAAAGAACTGGAGAGGTAATAAAATTTCAATCCAAAGAATTTGTTGAAAAGATAATGAGTAATCCTGAATTGTATGAGATAATATATGATGAAATTGCTGATAAAGTAATTATGAAATATAAGAAACTCGATGAAGCAAGAATTGATGATGTAACACTTTCTGATGAACCATTATTACAAGATGAAGTATGAAAAACAAATATCAAAGACTTTTACAAGAAATAGAAACAGAAAAAACCGAACAAGAGAACTATCATCGTGATAGTAAGGTTTTGATTGTAGATGGGATGAATCTTTTTATACGCACATTTTCCGCCATCCCAACATTAAACGAAGACGGTACTCATGTCGGTGGACTGTCTGGTTTTTTAAAGTCACTTGGAGCAACAATCCGCATGGTAAATCCCACGCGGGTTGTTGTTGTCTTTGATGGTAAAGGTGGTTCACATAGAAGAAAAAAAATATACTCAAACTATAAAGAAAGACGAGCAATAACATCAAAGTTAAATAGAGTTGCTGGTTTTGAAGATATTGATGATGAACAAGCAGCGATGAAACATCAAATGGTTAGAGTGTTTTCTTATTTACAAAATCTGCCGGTAACTATAATAATGATTGATAACATTGAAGCCGATGATGTTATCGCTTACCTATCATCATATTTCAAAGAAAAAGTTGTAATACTTTCCAATGACCGAGACTTTTTACAATTAGTTTCAGATAGGGTTAATGTTTATTTGCCAACTAAAAAGAAAATGTATAATCCAGAAAATCTTTTGGAAGAAACTGGTATATGGTGTGAGAATTATATCATATACAAATCACTCATGGGTGACAAGAGTGACAATGTTGCGGGTATTCACGGAGTTGGCGAAACAACTATAAAAAAACATTTTCCACAACTATCAAAAAAAGAAAAAATAAATTTGGAAAATTTCGTAGAATTTTGTAAATTGTATGATGGTAAATTAAAAGCACTTCAAACTCTAAAACACAGCACAAATCAATTACAAAAAAATTATGACATCATGCAATTACATGATGTTGATATTTCACAAAGTCACAAATCAACCATACGAAGATTGGTTGATGGTGAAATAGATGGAATGAATACAGTAGAGTTGAACAAATTATATTTACAAGATAAATTACATTCGATAATAGCAGATTGGGAAGAATGGCTAAAAAAGAATTTTACACAATTAAACATGATTAGGAATAAAAATGCAGGATAATTTATCACAATTTGGTCATACATTTCAAACAAAAGTAATAACTGCATTACTATCCGATAGATTATTTTTACAACAAGTTTCCGATATAATAGAACCTAATTATTTTGAATCGCAGGCAAATACTTGGATTGTTGAAAAGATAATATCATATTACAATATTTACAAAAGTGCACCAACACAAGAAGTTTTTAAGTCTGAAATTTTGGCAGTAGATGATAAAGTTTTAAAGTCTACTATCGTTGATTCTTTAACGGAAACAAAAAAATATAGAGATAGTTCCGATGCGGACTATGTGAAGAATGCAACTTTGGAGTTTTGTAAAAATCAAAAAATGAAAGTTGCAATCATAGAGTCTGTTGATTTGCTTAAGAGTGGTAAGTATGATCTTATTAAAAAGAAAATTGATACTGCATTAAAAGCCGGAACAGACAAGGATATTGGTCACGAATATATTGTTGATATTATTTCTCGTTATGAAGAAGGAGCAAGAACTTGTGTTCCTACGGGATGGAATGTTGTTGATGATATTACAAATGGTGGATTGGCTGCTGGTGAATTGGGTGTTATTATTGCTCCTGCCGGTGGTGGTAAGTCTTGGGGATTGGTTAGTATTGCAGCTGAAGCTATTAGGGCAGGTAAAAGAGTTATTTACTATACGCTTGAATTAAATCAGTTTTACGTTGCAAGGAGATTTGATGCTTACTTTACAAAAATTGCATTTCAAAATTTGAATGAAGAACACGCTCAAGAAAAAATCCGTTCAACTATGGAAACGCTAAAGGGTGATTTGATTGTAAAATATTATCCAACTAAAACTGCAAGTATAAATACTATAACATCACATATAGAAAAATGTATCAGTCAAGGCAAGGCACCAGATTTAGTTATTATTGATTATGCGGATTTGATTAGACCTGCAAAAGCTGGTGATAAAAGATTGGAATTGAATGATATTTACGAAGACTTGCGTGGTATTGGTGGAACTTATGGAATACCTATTTGGACTGCATCACAAGCGAATCGTTCATCATTGGAAGATGATGTTATTGAAGGAGGCAAAGTTTCAGAATCATATAATAAAATTATGATCGCAGATTTCATTATGTCTCTATCAAGAAAACTAAATGATAAAGTTGGTGGAACGGGCAGATGGCATATTATCAAAAATCGTTTCGGTCCAGATGGAATGACATTCCCAAGTAAAATAAATACAATGACTGGACACATTGAGATATATGAACCATCATCCGATATGGGTAAAAGTGTTTCAATCACAATGAAGGGCGATGTTAATGTTAAGAAAGCTCTTTCACAAAAGTTTAAAGAATTGGAAGGATTCTAATGGCATATTTGAATACACCTATACCAATTATAGATGCATATGTTCGTGGTAATTTTTTAAGAGACCAAAAAGATTTATTTGATAAAAAATTTCCGTGTCTTATTATAGGTATGTCATCTATTCCTGGACAAGCACCATTATTCCATTTCGTTATGGAAGATGGTGGTGTATGGTGGAGAATGCCTATTCATGCTTTTTGTTGGAAAGAAGATACACCACAACAAGAATTAGATGAATTAGTTTTGTGGGATTCATTTTCTTATCATGTATCCGCAACAGAATTTCCATACTTAAAAAATAAAGTTGTAAAATTTATTTCAAGACGAAGAAAAGAATACAAAGGTAGATATTTATTTACGTTAGATTGGGCTGCTAGCACGGATTCTGGAGATACAAATTATTTATTCTCCGAATATCCATCACAACATAAATGCGGACACGTAATAATGATGGATAACGGCAATTTTGCCATACAACCTAATAATCGTTTTTTGCTTCATGATCCAGCATTCACTACAAAACAAGAACTTGTAGTAGACAGAATGTATAACAATACTCTGTGGACAGCTGAACGGAATCACCGATGGGTTACGCCGGACACGGAAAACATGAATTATGACCATACTGATTTGGATGCCGGTGAATCCAACGAAGAACGGTCAAAGCACTATAACGAGAGGTTAAATGAAAATACGAATCAGTCATCAGAACGGTCAGTATGATATTACCAATCATTCTGATTTATGTGAACTGTTTTGTACGCCAGATGGCGAAACACCACAATATCTTTTTGAAAATGGTTGGTTGCCATATTCAAATGAAGAATGGTATCAATGTAGATCATCAAGAGTAAAGATTAAACCTATTTCAGCAAGAAGAAAATTTCAACTTGCAAAGATTAGAATTAGTAAATCTGGTGACTACAAAGAAATTTTTGAAAAGTCAAAGTATCTTTATGATCCAATCATAGAAGATTTTTTAGACACGGTTTTATCGTTTGATCACGAAATATATTATTTTAACAATAGTGTATTTGGTGTTCTTAATTGGTTTGGTGATATACCATATTTTTCACTTGTAGTTGGTGGAAAGTTGCGTAGAGAAGGTATAACTCCTATGACTTGTTATTTTTTCATAAATGAATTGTTAGGCCATACTTATCCATATCTTTATATTGGTGAATGGTATGAACAATTTTTTTACAAATCACATTATCCCAACTTTGAATGGTGGGATGGCCAATCTTGGAATGTGGGAAACTCTTAAAAAAATAATTTAGCAAAACCCAATTTTTTTCTTTCAAACGGTATAGTTATTGCTATACCGTTTTGTTTTATACACGCAAATCAACGTTTTCAATAAAAAAATCAATGGAGAAATAAATGGACATTAGTAATAGAATTTTGTCTGAAATTACAGTTTACATGAAGTATGCTCGTTTCATTCCCGAAAAAAATCGTAGGGAAACTTGGGAAGAATTGGTAACAAGAAATAAAGAAATGCACCAAAGAAAATACCCACAACTGAAAGATGAAATTGAAAATGTCTATAAAATGGTATATGATAAAAAAGTTTTACCATCAATGCGTTCTTTGCAGTTTGGTGGTAAACCAATTGAGATTTCTCCAAATAGAATTTACAACTGTGCTTATTTGCCAATAGATGACTGGCGTGCTTTCGGTGAAGTGATGTTTCTTCTTCTTGGTGGAACCGGTGTAGGATATTCAGTTCAAAAACATCATGTAGAAAGTTTGCCACCAATTCACAGACCTAAATCAAAAGAAAGAAGATTCCTTATCGGTGATTCAATCGAAGGTTGGGCAGATGCCATTAAAGCCCTAATGAAATCATATTTCACCGGTGGTTCATCTATTCGTTTTGATTATTCAGATATTCGTCACAAAGGTGCAAGACTTATCACAAGTGGTGGTAAGGCACCAGGTCCAGAGCCACTACGTATTTGTATTGAAAAAATTAGGGCAATACTTGACCTTAAAAATGACGGTGAACAATTATCATCTATTGAAGTTCACGATATTGTTTGTCATATTGCAGATGCAGTTCTTGCCGGTGGTATTCGCCGTGCTGCTCTTATTTCTCTTTTCTCTGCTGATGATGATGATATGATTTCATGTAAATTTGGAAATTGGTGGGAACTTAATCCACAAAGAGGCAGAGCTAATAACTCGGCAGTTCTTCTTCGTAGTAAGGTAACAGAAGAATTTTTCAAATCACTTTGGAAGAAAATAGAGTTATCAAATGCAGGTGAGCCAGGTATTTATCTTTCTAACGATAAAGATTGGGGAACAAATCCTTGTTGTGAGATTGCACTTCGACCATTCCAATTCTGTAACTTATGTGAGGTAAATGTTTCGGATGTTGAAAGTCAAGAGGATTTGGAAGCCAGAGTTCGTGCTGCCACTTTCATCGGAACATTACAAGCTGGTTATACAGATTTTCATTATCTTCGCCCGATATGGCAAAGAACAACTGAAAAGGATGCACTTCTCGGTGTTGGTATGACAGGTATAGGATCAGGTAAAGTTCAGAAGTTGGATTTGAAAGCTTCTGCTAAGGCATCAAGAGAAGAAAACGAAAGGATTGCAGAAATAATTGGTATAAATAAATCTGCAAGAACAACAACTATTAAACCTGCTGGTACATCATCATTGACATTGGGTTGTTCATCTGGCATTCATGCATGGCACAATGATTTCTATTTACGCCGTGTTCGTGTTGGTAAGAATGAGGCAATTTATACTTATCTTATGATAAATCATCCTGAATTGGTAGAAGATGAATACTTCCGCCCACATGATACTGCTGTCATTGGTGTTCCACAAAAGTCACCAGATGGTTCAATACTTCGTAGTGAAAGTCCTTTGCAGTTGTTGGAACGAGTAAAATGGTTCAATCAGAATTGGATTAAACCCGGTCACAGAACAGGTATGAATACTCACAACATATCTGCAACAGTTTCTATCCGTGAACATGAATGGGATGCAGTTGGTAATTGGATGTGGGAAAATAAAGAACACTTCAATGGTCTTTCAGTATTGCCTTATGACGGTGGAACATACATACAGGCACCTTTTGAAGATATTGATGAAGAGAAGTATAATAAGTTGATGGAAACATTACACGATGTTGATTTGAGTAATGTTATTGAAATGGAAGATAATACAGATTTGACTGGCGAATTGGCTTGTGCCGGTGGTGCTTGTGAAATAAAATAAAAATAACATATAGTTATTATTGAACAATTTTGGTAAACAATGATTAAATTAAAGAAATTATTGGCAGAGGGTGGGAATATGTTTCCCGATACAGTTGGTATCAAACAAAATGAGATACCGGCAACTGTCTCAAAAATTGAGACAGTTGTATTAAAAGAAATAGGTCTCATTGGTTTTGGAACAGACTGTTTCATACTCGGTAGTGCAGGAAAGAAACCAGAAGAACAACTATCAGGTGATTTGGATATTGGTGTATCTATGGATCAAATTGCATCTGCTAATAATTTAAAATTAAGTCAAGTATTAGATTGGTTAATAAAAAAATTAGAAGAAATGGGATATGAGGCAAAGCCCCTTCGTGGATTTTCACAAGTTTCAATACCATTCCCGATAGAAGGCAGAGTAACGGATGAATCCGTACAAGTTGATTTTATGTTATCAAATAATTTAAATTGGACTAAATTTGTTTATTCATCTCCAGATTATTCAAAGGGAGAATCTAAATATAAATCTGCATATAGAAATTTTTTATTGGCCGCTGTAATTTCTGGTTATGAATACGAAATATTGAAAAAATCAGAAAAGGGCGTTCCAATAGAAGTTCGTAAGTATTCATTACGTCACGATAGAGGAGTTTATCAATTAACAAAAAGTTTTGCAGGAAAGGAGGGTAGTATAATAAAAGCCGGCAAAACAATTCCAGGTGGTGAAAAGTTCTTAACACAAACACCAGAAGAAGTTGTTGATTTCTTTTTGGGAAAAGAATATACACCAGACGATATATCTTCGTTTGAAAAATTGTACGATATTGTTTTTAATAAACCAAGTAAGGTTTCGGAAGTAAAAGATTTAATCCGTAAGTTATTTATAGATAGTATAACGAAGGCAAAACTACCGATACCTGAAATAATTTAATTTATACACAGGAGGTTTTTATGGCTAAACAAGAAATTTATACACAATTGGCAAACTTGTTTAATGAGTTCACAGTTGCACATAATTCAACAAAAAAGAAAGACGCAGCAGTTGCTCGTAAGGCAGCAAGTGCAATTAAGAAATTGATTACACCATATAATCAAGCATCTGTTGCCGAAGCAAAAGCTGCTAAATCATCTAATTAACTTTTTTATTTTAATTATTTGGAGGTTATTATGGTAACGCTAAATTCTATTCTTCGTAGAGACAATTTGTGGGATGATGTTGTAAATCAGTTGTCAAATACACATTTTGATTTGCCTCGTTTTAATACACAAACGTTAGTTAAAGACGTGGATGGAGTTCGTAACATTTATGCGGAAGTTCCTGGATGTGCAAAAGAGGATATTAACATTACGGTAAAAAATAATATCCTTAATGTAACAGGTCACAGAAAGTTTGCAAACATCTTTGGTGAAAAAATAATCGAATTGAGATTTGAATTACCAAACGGTAAAATCAAATATAATTTGAAAGGAATTACTGCTAGTGTTGAGGATGGTATTCTTCATATTTCAGTTCCGTATGAAAAACCAACGGAACCAGAAGAAATAACAATCAAAGTAAAATAAGATTAGATGTTCAAATTAAGGGTGGTGGAAACATCACCCTTTTTTATTTCCAACATATTTATATGTACAATAGTATTTTTCACAACAAGGCAATCAAATGGGATGGCGTAATGTCAGAAAGAAAACTAAAAGATTACAAAAATGTGTTGGCAAAAGTATGTTTAATACTAGGGACTTTCTTCAATCCGCTTGGATTCGATGCGGCTTTTGCTTTAGTAACAAAACTTACAAAGAGTTACATCGTTACCGATATTATATTCTACTCGGTAGCGCTGTTCTTTTTTGGACTTTATTTTTTATTATCCCGTAAATAAACCGGAGGAAAAGATGAGCATTTCATCAAGAGTTAAGTTAATGAAAGATGCAGAGAAACTGCTTGGAATAATTAAAGAAGAAACAGAAGGCGTTGATACAAAAGTAGAAAACGCTGTTAAAAAAATGAAAGAAGTGTGTACAGAAAAAGGTGATGTAGTTTCTGCTTTGATTGAACTATCCAAGTTAGTGGATCAAAAAGAGTATACTTCTATATTAAATTCAATAAAAGATATTCATAAACAATATGAAAAGTTTGAAGAAGATGCTTTAATTGTAGTTGATGCACAGTATTTAACAAAATATACAGAATCTATCAAAGTTGCCCTTCTTGTTTATGCAAAAAACAAATTCAATAATAAAGAATTGGCACTATTAACAAGTTGTTTTTAATTTAAGAATAAAATAAATAATGAGACTTACCTACGGAAATAAACTCGGTGGAGTACCACGCACAAATATACGTGTTCCGGAAGATGAAACAAGATATAGTCCAGTTTTGAACGAGGATGGAACTCGTAATAAATTACAAGATTGGCGTTTATATTTTAAGTCGTCTTCTGATGACGGAATTTTACCAGAGTATAATAATCTATTCGGAGAAAAAGGTGAGTTTGAAGATAATCAGATTGCATATGCAATAAGAGATATAAGACTTGTACCAATCTATGATGAATCAAATACTAGATTAACAACTATTATTGCTGGTAATGTTATACCTGGTAGATGGGATTTGGTTGCGGATATTTACTTATACTTAAAAAGAAAAGTTGTAATAAATTCTATTGGTCAAACGCCGATTGAAGAAGTTATGTCCGGTATATTAAAAAGTGATGTGTTACTTGCTTCTGGACAACTTGAATATAAAATAGAAGACTGTATAAACGCAACACAGGCACCATTAACATCTTCTCCGTTTCTCCCATTTACAAACAATATATCATCCGGAATAGTAAATACAAATCAAATAAGTTGGTATTACAAATTTTCAGTAGATGAAATTGAATCTTTATCCGGATTAGATTTTAAACAAAAATCAAATACAACTGATTCTGATGTTGATTTGGTTCAAAGATTGAAACAAGAAAGACCCCAACCACAAGATGTAAAATTAGAACAACCTATAATATTTGATATAGTACAACCGCCAGTTTTACCAGATAAACCTTTTTACAAGAAAATGGTTCCACTTGTAAAGAGAGGTGTTGTTCCAAAAGGTAGAGGCGTTGTTTCCGAAGCTGGAGAATTTTCGGTAAATAATAATGGGGAAATGATTACTTGGGATGGCTTTACACTGGATTCAAACGATATTAGAATAAATGAAAATGGTGGAACGGAAACACATGATAATCCTATAACACAAAATATAGTTTGGCAAACTATTTGGAAAACGTGGATGGGATATAAATTCGATAATATTAGTATAGATCCAACGAATCCAAGATTAGATGATGGTAAAGATTATTATGATGGAATAATGTTAGCATTAGAAGCCGATGGATTCCCGTTACAGTCTGATTTTGCCGATGGATATTATATTCCGAGAAAGTCGAAATGGTTGAGAGTAAGTACGAGACTTGACGATGATGGTTATGAAAATATTTGCAGAGGTAAAACAAAGTGTGTTGAGAAATTACCAAGCGATGATTGTTCAAAATTACCGTTTGTTGTTACTGATGCAAAGAGAAGAAACGATTTAGATAAATACACTCTAATATCAAAAGATACTTCAAAGTTTTATCCAATACCAGGAAAACCGTGTTATCAGGGATTACCAGCAACTTATGATGCCGTTATACATTATGAACACACATCAAGTAAAGAATGTTTTGATGGAAAAATAGGAGAAGATGGTAGAGTTTATGGATCAAGAACTATTAAGTATAAATATGAAATAGTTTCTTCTTCACAAGTTTTAGTAGAATGGGAAAACATAATAAGAAACACTATTGACAAGACTTGTGAATGCATAGAAGTTTCTATACAAAATCCTCCATACATAGATCCAAATGATTTAAAAGAGTGTGATGTTTTACATACGGACACAATTTTTACAGTTTGTCCAGATGACGGTAATTACTATTATGAAAATAGAATTGTACCACCAAATGCAATCCCAACAAGATTGGAAATAAGACACATAGATAGAACAAACTGTCACGATATGTCTAAACCCGCAGTATTTCATAAACTTGCATTTGAAAAAGATATGTTGAATGGATTGAATATAATAAAAACAGATGGATCTTTCAATAGTAACGCATCAATGAGTATTATGTATACAAGTTCTATGCAAGGTGATACTAAAAAATACTACACCGATATAGTAGATGAAGAAAATATTACACAGTTTTCATTATTATATGCTAACATTTCTGGCTCAGGTTCTTTAAAGGTTGGAGAAAGAGCAAAAGATACTACATCAAAAATAAACTATTCACAATATAAATTATTTACAAGAGATGATAATTCTTCATTTTCTTTTTATTCAAATGGTATATTGTCATCGGAATCAGATCATGTATACATTATGAAATTTGATAAAGATTCTATGAAAGATAGAATTGATGCTGGTAATTTACAAATAACTCTATGTGATCCATCAAATCCTACAACTTTAATAACACTCATAGATACGTCACAGGATCCAACAAATACCAAATACTTTGATGAATCACCATATTATTCTTTTGATTTGGTTAGTGGAAGTTTATTAACAGGACTACATTCAACGGGTATTGGAACTCCAGATACAAATTCTACGTACAAAACTTATGGAAAAATATATCCAAATATGGGCATAATAATATTTGATACCAATAAATTTGTTAGTGAATTAAATTTTGTTGTAGACACGGACAGTAATGTTGATGCTAAAAATGAATTGCAATTATTTGAATCAATAAAAATTGCAGCTCAAAATGGTTATCCGTTTTTTAGTAGAAATACTTTTAAAGATACCGTAACACATTATTTCATTAGAGTTCCCGCACATCATGCCAACTATTCAAATAATCCAACATTTGCACATTCTGCGGTTGGTAAAGGAAAGATAAAGAATAAAAAGTTTTTCATAGAGCCAACTACTTATGTAACAACCGTTGGATTATATGATGATAATGAAAATTTGGTTGCCATAGGGAAGTTAAGCAAACCATTAAAGAAAACAATGGAAAGAGAATTATTACTGGATGTTAGACTGTCTATTTAATAAATTGCTTGCTTGTTAAATATAAAATTAGTATATTAGGGTTACTTATTTAATAAACTTAATACCGTCATGTCCGATTTTTTCCAATACCCCATACAAGAAGTTACTGTAAATCTTCCAGATGTTGTTATCGAAAAACACGAAAACATTTGGGTAGTTCGTGATGATTTACTTCCGGGTGGAACAAAAAGACGCTTCCTTTATCGGTATCTTCAATCACAGTCTCATGTAACTGAATGGGTATATGCTTCACCAAGAGTTGGCTATGCTCAAGTTGCACTTGCATATGCTTGTAAAGATTTAGGATTGAAGGCAACCGTAGTTATTCCAAAGGGAAAACATTTACCACTAACCGTAGAGGCACTATCTATTGGTGCAAACATTATAGAAGTTCCTATGGGATTCCTAACCCATATTCAGCATGTTGCTAAAAAGTATGCAGTAGAAACACCCGGTGCACAATTACTACCGTTTGGTCTTGACCATCCTATTATCATTGATGAAGCTGCTAGAATTGCTAGCCAATTGTCAATCAAACCCAAAGAAGTTTGGTCTTGTATAAGTTCAGGTGTTTTGTCCAGGGGATTGCAGAAGGCGTGGCCAGATGCTAAAGTGTATGGGGTTAGGGTTGGCCATAATACAACAGACAGAGAGAGGGGTAGAGCAGAATTATTCATATCAAAATATAAATTTGAACAAAAATGTAAAACCGTAGAGAAACCACCGTTTCCTTCTTCGGATTACTATGATTCAAAAGTTTGGTCATTTATTAAAGAACACGCATCGGAAGATGCATTATTTTGGAATGTAGGAGGTTAAAATGGATTGGCATACATCGAATCCTAATGTTACGGTAGAATATAAAAAAGATTTGGATATAACCGTAAAATTTCGTAAATTAGTTTCAGAAGCAGTAACACCACAATATGCTCAAGACGGTGATGCTGGTATGGATTTGACGGCAACATCTTTTAGAATAACCGAAACTTTCATGGAATACGGAACAGGCATCGCAGTAGAAATTCCGTATGGTCATGTTGGATTACTTTTTCCAAGAAGTTCAATAACAAAGGCACCACAAGGAGTATCACTAAAAAATTCAGTTGGTGTCATTGACTCAAATTATCGTGGTGAAATTCTTGTTAGGTTTGAATTGCCTTATCCCGGTATAAAACCCTATGGTATTATTCCAGTTGTTGGTGACAAAGTTGCTCAACTATTAGTTATTCCATATCCAAAAGTTTACTTGGAAGAAGTGCAAGAATTATCAGATAGTAATAGAGGCGAAGGTGGTTTCGGTTCAACCGATAAGAAATAATTTTGATATTTATTGTAAACAGTTTACATAACAGAGAGAATAAAAATGGCAAAGTTAAAAGACTTATTACCAAAAAAATCTATGAACGAGAGTGGTCTTTCTCGTTTAGCAAAACATATGGATGAACATGATTGTGGAACAATAACTGCATTTCGATCAAAAGAAGGATGTGGTGGTGAAGATTCCGCAGAATATTCTTTGGATGATAATAAAAAAAGAAATAGACAGTTGTATGCAAACCTTGAAGTTCTTGGATACGGTGTAACAAGAGTTGATGGTGCTTATATTGAAAACTTTGGAACAAAAGATGCAAAAGAAGTAAAAGAAGATGTTTACTTTGTTGTTGATTTAAAAGATAAGGGAACATTAAAAACTGATTTAATGAGACTTGGTGAAAAATATATGCAAGATTCTATTTTATTTATACCAAAAGGTGGCAAAGGTTCAATGTTAATTGGTACAAATGAATGTCCTAATTCTTTTCCAGGTTATCACAAGACACAAACCTATAACGATAGAAACATGGGCAAGGGTGGGGAATTTATGACAAAGGTAAAAGGAAGACCATTTATATTTGAAGATACTATGTTAGAACAAACTGGTGTATACAACTACTATGATGTTGCAAATAACATGGGCAAATGGGCAATGAAAACAACTGTAAAAAGAGACTGGAAAGATATTCAACTTTAATTTTATGAGGTTATATTATGAGCCGTTCATATAGAAAAAATCCTATAATAGGCAATGCTGGAACTTCTGAAAAGTACGATAAAGTTCATGCTCACAGAAAGACAAGAAAACAAATTCGAGATCATATTACTTCTACTCACGGTGATTTGGAATTATTGGAAGAAATTATGATGCCAAAAGAAGAAGAAGTATCTGACACTTGGACTGCATCAAAAGACGGTAAAACGTATATTGATCCAATAATACGTGATGATGATACAGAATTTATGAAAGAAGTTAAAACAAAAATTATGAGGAAATAATTGTTATGAATTTTATGATGGTTGAACCAATAAATACAAAACTTTCCGCCTATCATTTTGATGGAACGAGAGAATCTGCATTGGAAGCAATTGATAAGTGGGATGGTATAACATCAAATGTTGATGGTGGGGTAGACTATAAAATAATTTTCAATGATGGTTCTGTTGTTATGCCAGGAGATTATATTCTTATGATTGATGGTAAACCAATTGTTTGTTCACAAAAAGAATTTGTGACAAAGTACAGAATAGTATATGATATGAGAGATAGAATAGGAAGTTTTTATTCAATAGATTAACAAATGGTGTTTTGTGGAAGAAGATTATTTCCAACAATTTTACGGAATGGATCCGTATTTATCAATAACTGCCGAACAAATAACATACATAAAAGAAAACTTTGATAAAGAATATGTCAAAGACCGTCTGGCTGAAATAGCAATGACATATCCACTACCTTATGCGGATATTACAATTGAAAGCGCTCAAAGTGAGTTTCTAAAATTGAAAGGTATTCGTTGGAATGAAATCCTAAAAGAAGGTGAGTGGTTTCCAAGAAAAGCATCCGAACCAAAATATGCTTTGACTTATGATGGAAAACAGTTATATTTCAGTCGTCTTAATACTGGTAACGATGCATCAAACTATTTCCAACAAAAGAATCGTTGGGAAGTTGATGCATCCGTATCACCAGGTCCTGCTAGAACATGGCAAAACCATAAGTTTATGAAGTCACTTATGGGTTCTATGTATTCTCTTAAAATGGAAACACTTGGTAAATCAGAATTAAGAACAATGTTAGGATTGCGTAAATACATTTGTTCACAGTTCAAACCTAATGTTGCAAAGTGTATGTATGAAATGTTAGGTGCAAAAAATGTATTGGACTTTTCTATGGGATGGGGTGACAGACTTGCTGGATTTTACGCAGCATCTTGCACCGAACATTATGTTGGATTGGATCCAAGAGTAGAAAATCATCCGATATATGATGAACAAGTCCAGTTTTATGAAAAGAATTTAGGTTTCTTTGAGGGTAAGAAGAAAACAAATTTCTATCAATCACCAGCAGAAGATTTTGATTTCTCACAGTATCCAGAACATTTTGATTTGGTATTTACATCGCCACCATATTTCAATGTTGAGAAGTATTCTCAATCCGATACACAAAGTTGGGTTAGATATAAAGGAATTGATATGTGGAATAAAGATTTTCTACACAAGACGCTTGGAAATATTATACCTTCATTGAGAGTTGGTGGTATCATGGCAATAAACATTGCAGATGTTTACACAAATTCCGCATGGTCTACCGGTAGACAATGGTTAGAGATAACAAATCCAATGAATGATTTTTTGGTAGAGAATGGT